AAGGGGTGCCTGGAGCAGGAGAGCCCGACCTCGCTACGGGAGGTGATGATGCAGACGCGGTCGAGCTGCTCGCGGGTGACGGTCCCTTCGAGAAGACGGGTGGGGCGCTTCACCGGAACCTCCTCGGCAGCGAGTGGGTCGGGGGCTCAGGACCTCGGCGAGCGCCGTGGCAGTAGAGCGGGTGGTTCTTGTCGCCGATGATCGGCGACTCGTAGAGGACCAAAAGCCTGCCGTCCTCGATCGCCTCCTCTTTGAAGGCTGCCGCCAGGTCGTCGCGGAACTGACGCTGTTCTTCTTCATAGCGGCGCTGTCTGAAGCGGCTGATGGTTACGGCGATGCCGGCGACGAGGAAGATGCTGGCGGTGCAGTAGAGGAGGCCGTACCAGGCGATGATGAGGAGGGTCTCGATCACCGATGCCCCCTTTCGCGCCAGCCGAAGTAGAAGGCGAGGTAGCCGATGACGGCGGCTGCCCATATGGAGCGGAGGGCGTTCACCGCAGCGCCCTCCCAATCTCCCCGCAGCGCTCACACTGCGCGACGTCGGTGTAAGCCGCTGCGACTGCTGAGGTCAGCGTGGCGAACGGCGACTGCGCCTCGATCATGGCCAGCGTCGCCGGCTCCGCGATCGTCACCCGCCGATGCCAACCGCCCCGACAGCGCCAGCCCTTGGTGCCCTCCGCCTCCTTGGCCATGACCTCGGCAAACGTCAGCCCGGGCTCCAGTTCGTATGGAACCTCCTCGATTTCGATCAGGTCGCCGCCGTTCGGCCCCTTGCGGATCTCCTCCACCTAGACCACCCCCCCAGTCCCTGCGGGGACGGGCTCGTCTAGGGCTAGCTGGTCGGGCCGTCCGGGATCGTGATCCCAACCCATGAGGTGGTCGCCGCCGATGTGGCGGCCAAGAGCTCGAGTCAGGAAAGCGGTGAGGGTCGGGATGTACCGCGAAGGGATCGGGCCGCCTCGGTTCTCCTCGAAGCGACGGATGGTCTCTTCGGTGACGTCGAGCTCGACAGCGACGTCACGTCGAGGCAGGTCCGCCTCCTCCCGAAGGGCTCGCAGGCGGTTGGGGTGTCCCGTCACATCGATCATGGACGGGACCGTAACATCTTCCCGTTAAAATTTCAACGGTAGATTTCTACCGGCATATCTCGCTAAGTGCAGGATTCCGTTTAGAGTTGACGCCGTGGCCACCAACTTCATCGAGGCGCTGGCGCACGCCGCCCGTCAGCGAAGGGAAGAGGCAGGCGTCACTCGCGAGCAGGTAGCTGTCGCCCTAGGCGCCTCGGCCGAAAAACTCCGCTACTTCGAGAGCGGCCGAGCGTTCCTCGCTTTGAACGACCTGTTGGATGCCTACGAAGAGACCGCCGGGGCGTCGCTGTTCGATCTATTGGACGACGCCAAGGCGAACTTGAAGAAGAACGGCTGACCCTCTTCCACCTCCTCTGCCAGGAGATCAAGCACGGGCTGCCAGGCCGAAGCGGGATCGAGTTCGCTTCGCGTTCGACGAACATCGGCCAAGAATTCGTCTAGCGACTCTCGCTCGGTCCCGCCTCCACCGGCACGCCGTCGGCTCTCCCCCTGCCCCACCTGTCAAATCCCCTTTCCTGCTTCATTTCGTTCCATTGGGAACGAACTTTTCGCGCAGTCAAACGGAGAGAAAGAAGTCCGTCAAGAGGACAGATTTCTGCGACTACTCGGCGGTCGGGAACGATACGATCGCGCTAAGCCACCGTCGCGTCTGCCCACCGCGGGCGAGGCTTTCGGCTGATATCTCAGCCACTTCTTCGTCGGCCCGGATCAGGACCTGGTCGGCCCTTGCTGCGCCCTCCTCGTCCAACTCAATCGGGCGGCGGATCAAGACTCGGTTCGGGCTGGAGTCGAAGGACCTATTGATGACGGCAGCGGAGATTTCGCGGGTTAGGGTTTTGATGATCCGCCCGCTGAGGGTCTCGCGAATGCGCTCGGGCATTTGCTCCCATTCCGTCTGATTGAAAACGTGGCGGCGCGAGCGGTACTTGCGGAGGAGACCGCCCCGTGGACCGCTCGGGGTGGCAGCGAGCTCGACCAGCTTCACCTTCGCGAGCATCCGTATCTGCCGCGAAATCTCTTTGCGACATATCTCGAGGTCGGCTTCTAGTTCCGTGGCGTTGCGGGGTCGCTCGCCCAGCTTCATGAAGATCGCGTAGCGGAGGTCGTGCCCCAGGACTTTCCGCTGCGCTGCGGTGAGCTGGTCGAGCGTCAGCGTCTCAAACACGTCGTCCGACCCTCCCTTGATGCTTGTTCCAAATCGGCCACAACGGACCAAGAAGGGAGGTGGGGACGTTGAAGCTCAGCACCGCGCACGTCGTGCCCGTGGAGACCACCAAGGGCACCTGATCGCCCATCGGCCCCGAGTCTCGGCGGGGCCTACTTTCAGCTATCCCGACCATTTGCAGAAGTCTAGTGCGAATGAGGGGGAGCTACTTCCCCACCGATTCGAGCGCGCTGGCTGCTCGTTCGGCTTCCCGCTGCTTGAGGACTTCTTCTACTTCCTCGACTTCGTCTTCAATTTCCTCTTGGTGTTCGGCTTCTTCTGCACCCTCGAGACTGCCGTATTCGGCTTCCTTCAAATCCCGTTCCGACTCTTCGAGGTCGCGTTCTTCTTCTCGATTTTCCACAAAGCAAGCGTGGGTGGGCTTGCCCTTAGCTTCGGCCTTTTCGCACGCTCCTTCGCTGCAGCCAGAAAGCATGGCGAGGAGGGCAAAGACGACTAGGGGAAGTAGAAGTCTCTTCATCGGTGCGCCACCGTACCAGACGAATAACGACCTCAGCCCCAACGCAAAAAGCCCCGCCGTCCTCAGCGGGCAGCCAAGAGAACGACGGGGCTTCTTAAGGGGTGGCAGCCGGAGGACCAGCTTGCTCTATGTCGAGACGCTACCCGCCGGCGAGCTCTTCCCGCAACTCTTCGAGTTCGCGGTGTGCCCAAGATGCGAAGCGCATCGCCAGCACAAGCTTGTAGAGCTGAGAGGTCTCCAGCTTCATCGCCGCCCCGATCAACCATCCGGAGACGTCGGCCGCCTCCTCCTGGGCCTCGGCGAGGATCTGGTCGACCTCGGCGTCCCAGCCCTGCAGGTTGCCGCCGTCGTCCTCTTCGAAGCGATCAAGGCGGGCGGTGACCTCCTGCCCGTAGACGGGCCGCTCGGCGGAGACCAGCTCGAGCAGCTCGCGCTCGAGCTTGCGTTCACGCTCCACCGGCTACTCCCCGAACAGCGGGCTGGGGGACGGGGTGGTGGCCTTCAACTCGACGCTCGAGGCGCCGGCCAGCGCCGGCTTGACCGTCCTCGCCCGCGGGGGCTTTCGGACCCGCCGCGGCAGATCGCGCACCCGGAGCTTCGCCAGCGCCCTGGTGCCGCCGTAGACCTTGGAGACGTCGACCTGGCCGGGGACGCCGGCGACGGTCGCGGTCCAGGTGTACTGCCAGAGCGCCCAGCTCGACCACGGTGCCGGCACCGTCGGGTGCTTGACGCCGAGGTGCGCGATCCACAGCCGATAGTGATTCAGGAAGGCGCAGCCGGAGAGATGTTCTTCGACGTAGCCGGGATAGGTGTAGACGATCGGCTTCTCGCCGAGCACCTTCTTGAGGGTGTGGACGAACTGCCCGACTTCGTGGCAGACCGCGCCGTCGCTCTGCGAGGTCGCCTCCTCGACGTCGACGAACGGCTGCAGGAAGCCCTTGCCGTAGCCGGCGTGGCCGATCGTGTTGGCGAAGAAGGCGGCCTCGGCCTTGCCCGATGCACCGCCCGGCGTGAGCCAGTGGTAGACGCCCGGCACCAGGTTGGCGGCGCCGATCGCCCGGGTCTGGGCGCGACCGAAGCACGGGTTGATGTAGGTCGACCCCTCCGTTGCCTTGGTGACCGCGAAGGTGGCGCCGTCGTGGCGGACCGCCTTGAAGTCGATCGAGCAGCCGTTGTTGGAGGAGATGTCGATCCCCCAGGCATTGCGGTTGCGGACGTGGTGGTGCTTCTTGTGGCGGTGGCGGTGCTTGTGGGGATGGGCAGGCGGCGCCGGGGTGCCGCCTGCGGGGACGTGCTCGGGCGTCGTCTTCACCGGCTTGGAGATCGGCCGGCGGAGCCGCTTCCAGGTCCTCTTGTTGATGACGCCGGTGACCGGGATGCGCTGGCCCTTCTGGAAGCGCTTGACGGCGACGACGGTGTTGTGGGTGAACTTGCCGTTGACGACGACGGTCTTGTCGCCGTGGCCGCGCAGGAGCTTCTGGGCCTTGCGCACGTAGGGTCCCTGGCCGGGGCCGCCGGAATGCTGGCGAAGGGTCGGGGAGTGGAGATTCAGGCCCGGATCCGGACGATGCCAGCAGCCCGTGTAGTTCATGTGCCACCACTCGCTGAAGGCTTCGGTCTTCCCCCAGCAGAACTGGCGGCCGATCTTGTCGATGACGCCGACGGTGAGCCGGGAGCCGTCGATCGCCAGTCCCCAGCCGTGGTTGGAGTTGCCCGGGAAGGCGGCGAGGTTGCCGACGCCCGACTGGTAGAGGCTCCAGTAGTAGAGCTGGCGCACGTAGGAGCGGTAGGCGGAGTCGCAGCCGTTGATCGGCAGCTGCCGCGCCGCGGCGAGGGCCATCGAGTTGTAGGCGGCCGCGGCGGGATCCGCGAGCTCGCCGGCTGGCTTCTCGCACTTGACCCCAGAGGCGATCGGCGAGAGCACCGACTGTGGAAGGTGACCGTTGGGGTAGGCGCCGGCGCTCGGGGCGCCGATGCCGAGGAGAATGATCAGCGCTGCGATGATCGCGACGGGGTTCCGCCGCTTCGTGAAGAAGGCCGCGATCAACGCAGCCGTAGTCCGCCGCATGAGCGGACCTCCTTTCTATAGAGGCCGCGCTAGGCGGCGGATGGGACTACTTGGTGCAGTTCAGGTGAGGCACCCGGGGCACCTCTTCAAGCTCGTAGACCGGCTCCGGCCACTCGACCCTCTCGTCTTCACCGCCACCTGAGACGGTCATCCATGCCTTTTTCCTCTCGGTCGAAGGCGACTTGCATTCAGGCGGTCGAAGTCCAGAGGCCGAGGTTGCAAGCGCGCCAGATGACAAGGTCCACGGTGGCGACGCGGTCGCCGGACTCGCTGGCGAGGCGGGCGCAAAGCGCTTCCACAGACTCGCCGCTCGTGGCCGCCACCCGTTCGAGCCATCGGTCGGGCTTGGCGCATTCGACGCCGAGGTTCTTGGCAAGGTGCCATTTCGTGATCGGGCCGATCCACGGCAGAGACTGGCACCAGGCGACGGGATCGTCCGCTGCTTCGAACTCCTGTAGCCGCTCGTACTTCCGGTCGTAGAAGTCGTCAATTGCCTGCGCCTTCGCGGCGTGCCCGAAGACGTCGGCGGCGCGGCCACCGTGCTCCAGCACCGCTACCCGAATGCGCTGCCAGATCCGTTCGGCGATCTGGTTCTTCATGCCGCTGTTGCAGACCACCCAGCCGTACTCGCCCCAGAGCGCCAGCGGCGACTCCGGCGCTTTGACCGTCTCCGCCCAGGCGACCTCATGGGTGTATCCGTTGAGCTCAACCTGCGCGCGCAGATCTTCGTACTCGGGCAGATCCATCAGCAGCTCCCCCGCAGCACACAACCGGCAGCTTTGCCGGTCCCTTCCACCACACCCTGAGCAGCTCCCCCGGCCTGTCCTACAGCGCCTCCTGCTGCTTCGACGGCTTCAGGGAGCGGGTGGGGTTCGGGGTCGGCGGCTTCGTTCGTGGTTGGCGCCGGGGTTTCGCGGCTCTGTTCGGCGCCCGTGCCGCCTGGAGGCGGCGCTGACCCGCCATCGCTGCCGTTTTGGCCCGGCGCTGGAGCGTCCCCGCTGCCGTCCTGTCCCGGCTGCGGGCCCTGACCGCCGCCGCCTTTACCTGCGTCAGTTCCGCTCCCGCCGCCCCCACTTGAAGGCGGCGAGGGTTGCTGATGGCCGGTGGAACCGGTCTGTTGGGCATCACCGCCTGCCGCCGCCCGTCGGCTACGAGTCTCGGCGCGGTCGCTGCTGCGCTCCCGTTCCTGGGCAATTCGGGCGCCAGCGCAAGGTTCGGTGAAATCGACGCCGAGTTCGTCTGCGAGTTCTCGGATGGCGCGGAGGGTGCCCGCCTTGCGCTCCACCGCACAGGCTTGAGGGTGGGTAATAGTGGAGACCGCCAGGGAGAATGCTTCTTCGCATTGCTTGGAGTCAGCCCCGTACTTCTGGCAGGGAGATTCGATCTTCGAGAGGCGCTTCCCCTGCTGGACGTTGACGACGATGGTGTAAGCCACGGTGCCGGCGATCCCGAGACAAAGGACGCCTATCGCAACGAGGAACCACAGTCGCCCGCGGTTCCCGCGATCGACCACCTGCTCGAGCTCGGTCATCATCCGAGTACTCCTTTCAGGATCAGGGCGCCCAAAACACCGAGGACGCCCGTGGTCAGCATCGACACGGCGGCGGTGTAGAGCGCGTTGGTGTTCCGGTTGAAGGCTTCCCGCAGCAGCTTCGTCTCATTGCGAAGTACGGGGATCTCCTCGGCCAGGGTCTCCAGTTCCTCGACGCGTTCTTCGAGGCGGTCCTGCCGGCGATCAATCATGCCCATAGGTGACGGGTCGGCCATACGACGCCACTCCTCTCTCATTCACCCCCTGCCGGGGTGGCCTTTGGTACGGTCGCGGCTGCGATGCGGCGGCTACGACCAGCTCTTCTTGTCTTCGTGGTGTGCGCTTGCACCCTCAGCGCCTGCGGTGGCGGCGGGTCAGCCGCGTCCCCGTTCGAGGAGGAAGTGCGAGGCGCGATGGCGTCGATCGGCAACTACGTCGAAGGGCACGAACTGCTCAAGGAGGCCGGGCGCCTGAAACGTCAGGCAGGGATAGCGATGACCCTCGGTGAATCGCGCCACGCCCGGAACGTCCTCCTCCTGATGAAAGCGGACGTCGATCAAGCTCAGGCCCGCCTCGACAAGGTCGACTTCGAGCCGTACAGCAAGAAGGCCAATCGGGAGGCTCAACAGCGAGTGGAACAACGCGGGCTGGTCGCCGAAGGCTGCAAGGACGTGCAGCGCGAATGGCGCTGCTAGCTAGGTGCTTACGGAACGTGGCGCATCTGGAGCTGAGCGCTGAGATGGGCCGACGAGTTGTTGGCTAGTGCCGCGGTTGTTTCGACCCCGAGGAGATAGGTCCCGGTTACCAGCGTTGCCTCGGCGCTCACGATGTTCTCGAGGAAGGCCAGAGCGGAGGGTGAAGCGAAGGTGGCCGGCCCCACGACCCGTTCCCCTATGTTCAAGGTGAGCGCGTCGGCCCCGCCCCCCGCCTGCAGAACGCGGTAGAGGCCAACTTTGAAATCGGTGTTTGGAAAGACGCCATTCACCAGGAGCTGCGCAGCGACCCGGATCTTGGTTTTCATCCCCGTCACGGCGTAGTCGGCGGCGTCCAGGCGGAAAATCGAGACGGCGGTGGTCTGGATACTGCCCCCGTTCGCAACCGGCCCCCCGTGCGCCATCGCGTACAGCCCAGCGGGGCGATCGAGGTTGAAGGTGGTCTCGGCGCTTGCGACGTGCCGCCAGACCGCGTTGTTGCGACTGACGAGTTTGATGTCGGCTACTGACCCGTCCGCCAGCTTCGTTTCGGTCACCGATTTGTCGGCCAGCTTCGCCGTGGTGGTGGCGTTGTCGGCCAGGTGTTTCGTCGACACCTTGGCGTCCCCGATCGCCAGCGTCCCATCCTCGGCGAGCGTGGCGTCACCTTTCATGGCCGCGAAGGCGGGCGCTCCGTCCTTGACGATGATGAGCTGACCGTCCGCGCCCCCGACGATCTGTTTCGGGTGGATCGCGTCGAGCTCGCGCTCCAGGTCTTCGGCCTGGTGCTGCCAGTAAGCAGCGAGGGCGTCCGGGTCCCCTTTATCGGGGTACCGGATTTTGTGGTTCGGGGTTTCTTTCACCGGGGCCTTCTCCTTATTCGGGCAGTTCGTCAGGCAAGGTGTCTTCGATGTCGGCCAGGGAGACGAAGGGGCCTTCGAGCTCTTCGAGCGAGAGGGGCCAGGCCGCTTCGAGGTCGGCGAGCGTCAGGCCGTCGATCGCTTCGTAGTCGAGGACCAGGCCCGCCACCTTCTCTTCCCGCGTCACCCGCTCGGTCAGGGCTTCGTCGGGGGTCTCCACTTTCAGCGTCCTCACGTAGAGGTCGGCGGGGCCGGGGGTGCGTTCGCGGACGATCACCCGGGTCGGCCCGGTCTTGCGGATCGCCAGCTTCAGGGCGGCGGACTTGTCCCGCTTCTGCCCCCGCCGCCAGGTGGTCGGCTGGGCGATCTCGGCCCGCTGCTGGGCCTCGTCCATGTCGGGAGTGAGGATCGCCCCGACGTGCATCGCCAGGAAGGCGAGGAGGCCGGACGGGCAGCGGTTGACGTCGTAGAGGGTGCCGTAGGGCGGCGTGCCGTCGGAGCGTTCCCGCAGCAGGTCGTAGAGCGGCTGGAGGGGCTCGCAGATCCCTTCGAGGAACATGCGCAGGTGCAGGTGGTGCGGGGTACCCTCCTTTTCGTCGAGCTCGCGCAGGTAGCCCATCGGCTCGTACAGCAGTTCCCAGAGGAAGGAGGCGTCGTCGGGCGGCGGGGCAACCGGCTGCGATGCAGGCGGGTCGATGACGAAGGGCATTTCAGTTTTCCCCGATCGCCGCCCACGGCGTGCCGATGCTCCCAGAGGGGGCGACCGGCCCGACCGGGAGAGGGTGCGACGTGTTCGCGTAGATCATCATCCGGTTGGCGATCGTGCCCGTCCCGAAGATGTCGCCGGGGAAGCCGCTCGCGTTGGCGGCGGAGACCAGCGTGGCGGCGGTGCCGCCGATCGTGCCGTAGGACAAGGCGACGAAGTAGACGGTGTTGGCCTGCAGTTCGATTGAAGGGATTTCGATCGTCTTGGCGCCGGCCGAGTTCATTTTGCCGGTGGTCGCGCCGGCCGAGCGCAGGCGGTTCAACGAGGCGTCGTAGATCCCGACGTCGCAGGCGTCGTCGGCGGTTGAGGCGACGGTCACCACGAAGCGCACCGATTTGATCGTGATGTTCCTCGAGGGGACCACCCGCATGAAGTAGGCGCGGTTGGCGGTGGCCACCAAGGTCCCGGTCCCCCAGACCCCCGTCGGGGCCAGGAGCCCGGGCAGCTTCAGGTCGCGGTCGTAGCGGTCGAGGCTCTGCTTGCGGCTGACCTCGTACCAGGCGCTCCCCTCCTTTTTGAAGGTGATCGTGTCGCCGATCGAGGAGACGAATGCCGACGCGAGTTTCAGGTTGCCGAGGCTGCCGTTGAGCTTGCAGCCGGCGGCGAGGAACCGCAGCGTGAGTTCCTGACCTTCGAACCCGTAGAGGAGCGTGGCTACTTCCGAGTTGCCGCTTACCTTCAGGATCGGGCAGTTGACCGCCGGGAATTCCCAGGTCGACGCGACTTCCTGCACCTTCGTGTTGTCCGTCATCCCGCCGGTGACCCGCATCCCGCGGAAGTCGACGTCGGTGTTCCAGGTGCCGCTCGCGAGGCTCCCGGTGGCGCCGGTGGCGCAGCCGGTGATGACCGAGCCGCCGCCGTGGTGAACGAATTTCAGAGGGGCGACCGTGCAGTTTTCGATCTCGACGCCGTAGACGCGGCAGTTGAAGGCCGAGTGAGTCGCATCGCCGAAGGTGATCCCGACTTTCCCGTCGTTGAGGCCGGCCGAGAAGATCCAGCCGCCGTACCAGCGAATGCCGCTGCCGAGGAAGATCACCTGACTCGTCGAGGCGCCCTCGCCCAGGCAGCCGTAGAAGGTGCCCGAGTAGATTTCCCAGTTGTATTTGCCGTTGCCGTAGGCGTGGCACTTGCTCCACACCGAGACCGAGCGCGAGGAGAGGTTGACGCCTTCGTCGGTGCGCGCCCAGACATTGGAGATCTGGGAGTCGTGCGGGCCTTCGTGCAGCCAGTTGTATTCCTTGGAGTCGTAGAGCTCCAGGTTGTTGAAGTAGCCGTCCTCGAGCCGGTCGCCGGAGGCCAGGAGGTTGCGGCTCATCCGGGTCCGCAGGTTGATCTTCCCGTTGCGGATCGCGACGTCTTCGAGGATCGGTCGGATGCCGTCGAGGTCGACCACCGTCGCGGTCGACCCGGCGTTTTCGGCGAGGTTGCCGTCGAACTCGATCCTCCGCAGGACGACGCCCGCGGCCCCCCCGGTTTCCCCTCCCGCGCCGGCGCGCTTGGTCTTCAGGCAGCCGCATTTCGCCCCGGCGGCGACTTTCAGCGTGGTCGAGTGTTTGCCGGCGCCTTCGACGGTGACCTCATCGTCGGCTTCGATTTCTTTGTTGATGAGGAAGGTGCCGTTGCCGACCGACACAGGCCGCTTTTTTTCCGCCGCCCGGTCGGCCGCAGCCTGCAGCGCCGTCGTGTTGGCAGCCGCCGTGCCCGCGGTGCTGAGGCCGAACGCCGAGGCCCAGATCGCGGGCGGGGTCTGCCAGGAGATCGTGCCGTCGGAGCGGAAGACTTTGAGCTGTCCCGATTCACCCGCGCCGAGCGCCGCCCAGGTGCCGCCGGAGCCGACAAGCGTGTCCCCGCTTTTGGGGGTGATCGCGGCGAGCGCGGTGAGCTCGGCGTCGGCCGGCTGCTTGCCGGCGAGCGCGGCCGTGAGACCTTCGATGTCCCCGGTGCCGAGGGATACGGCGCCGGTTTTCCCGGCCACAGAGAGCACCGCGTCGGCCGGCACCCGCAGTTCGGTCCAGTCGGCCATCGTCCCGACCGAGCCGCCGTTGTGGATGTAGGACTTCGACTGATCGGTGCGGACAGCAACGTCGCCCTCCTGGGCGGCGAGCGCGAGCTGCGCCACCTGACTGCCGACCGTGAAGACTTCACCGATGGCGATTGCCGGCAGCGCCGCGGCCGCAACCTTCCCTTCGCCGTCGAGACCGGCGTAGCCGCCAGGCTCGCCCTTCTCGGCGGTCTGCTGGTAGCCGGAGAGGTCGCCGCCCCCGCCCTTCGCTGCCTCCCAGTAGATCCGCTGGGAGTTTTCGGGCGGGCGTTTCGGCAGCACCTCGAGCACGTAGGAGCCTTCCTCGGCCCAGGCGATCGTGTCGGCTTCGCCGAGCGGGATGCCTTCCTCGCCGGTTCGGAGTGGCTGTGCCAGCAGCGCCCCGCCGCTTTCGGCCGAGTAGACCTCCGCCTCTTCTTCGGTGCCGCGGACCAGCACGCGCACCTCGCGGCCCACGGCGAACGAGGCCGCAGGCGCAGTCGCCGTCAGGATCGGTTCGTCGAGGGCGACCCTCATACGGCGCTCACTTCGATGGTGCCGGCTTTCACCAGCGGGGCGGGGCCGTCGAGTTTGACGTCGGCTTTCGCGAAGGCGCCGCCGTTCTTGGAAAGTTCGATTTCGACGACTCGGCCGACGCCCGCCACCTGGTCGGCGGCGGGAAGGACCTCGTTGAGGTAGACGTAGTCGACGAGCTCCCAGCCGACCGCGCTGCCCGAATCGGAGATCCCGTCCCTGGGCACCCCGACGCTGACGAGGTAGGAGACGACCTGCTCCTCGACCGCAGCGAGGGTCGCGGCTTTGTCGTAGCCGGCGGCGACGGTGACTTTCAGCTTCGCCCCGACGGTGGTGTAGGTGGGGTCGATCACGCGGGTCACGACGTCCTCGAGGCTGCTGTCCTCAAGCAGCTCTTCGGCGGCTTCCTTGACGGGGGCGCTGAGCGCAGCGTTGGAGGCGTCCGCAACGGCGACGGCGACCATGAGCGGGTTGTCCCAGGTCCCGTCGTCGGGGTTGTAGTTGTCGAGGGTGACCGCCCTCGCGACCCCGGGGATGCGACGGGCAAGGATCGAGTAATCGCGTGATTTGACCGCGCTCATGGTCAGCGTTTGCAGCTCTTCCCGAAGGCGAGTGAGGTAGGCGTCTTCGTCCTCTTCGTCGACGCCGTTGGCGGTCACGCCATCGAGGGTGATGCCGTCCGGTTTCAGCTTCGCCAGCCCGTCGCGGAGCACCGGATCGCCAGAAAGTTCGTTGTAGTCGACGCCGGGGAGGACGGCTTCCAGCAGGACCTCGCCGGGTTCCGTCGTCGTTTTCCCGGCCGGGATGGTGACCGATTCGACGGTGCGGAATCCGTAGGCCGAGTCCCCTTCCACGATGTCGACCTTCGTGCCGGCCGGGATCTCGTAGGGGCCGTCGTCGTCAATCGCCTCCCAGGTGCTCTGCACGGTCGCCGGCGCAGCGCGGATCGCTTCAAGTCCCACGATGGTTTCGCCGAAGGCGCGGAAGGCGCTGCGAAGCATTACCGCGGCGACGTCGTAGAGCCCCTCGCTCTTGAGGGCCAGCGTTTCGGCCTGCCACCACTCCGGGTTCCCCGGGCTCGGCTCATAGTCGGGGAAGCGGGCCTGGACAGCGGCCTTCATCTCCTCTTCGAGCATCGCCCGGGTTCGGTCGACGAAGAGTTCTACGAGTGGGTTGCGCACTATTCGCTCATCTCCAGTCGGATTTGCACGGTCTTGACCAGCTCGTCGATCTCCACGGCGGCGAGGGCCCGGGCGCGGGGCTCCCACTCTTCGATCGCGGCGAGGACCTGGTCGGCCCCCATGCCGGGAGTCAGCAGCTCGAACAGCTCATCGGGGATGCCGTATTCGGGCCGCTCGAGGCGGGAGCCGACGCGGGTCGAGAGCAGGGCGAACACGCAGTCGCGGATCTCGCCATCGCTGTCTTGCTCGACTACAGCGGCAGATCTGCCGGTGATTTGGAAGGGCACCGCCAGGTGCGGCACGCGAACGGACATGGGAACCCTCCTTCGGGATCAGGCGAGGACGTCGGGAACGGCGCCAGGCGCAGGCGCCCAGGCGACGATCCACGGGGGGCCGTCGGCGGGCAGCGCGACCAGGGCCTCGTCGTCGCGCTTGGGATAGAAGAAGCCCTCTGGCGTCACGTACGGCGTCCAGCGCATCGGGTCGGTGCGAATGTTCGGGCCGTCGACCTCAAGGGTGCAGCTGACCTCTTCGCCGGGGGCTGCGGCGTCCTCGAGGATCGTCGCCGTCGCCAGCTCCAGTTCGGGCGAGGTAACCCGGGAGTTGTGGAGGTTCGAAGGCTCCGCCATCACGCCACCGCGCAGCCGAAGTGGACGTGGTCGTAGTGATCGCCGCCTTCGAGGGTCTTGTAGATGAGCTGGAAGCGGTAGCCCTCGCGTTCCCAGGTGATGAGCCCCGACCCGTGCCAGGGCGCATCGAACGCTTTGGCAATCGCCCAGGCGAGGGCGGTCTCCTCGGGGGTGGTGCGGCCGTTTGAGATGTCTGCTGCCCAGCGGACGTCCGGCGGTCCCTGATGGTCGGAGGTGTTGCCATCGACCGTTGGGCCATGTTCGGCGTTGGCGGCACGGACGCTCTCTCGGGTGACGTTCGGGAATCCGTGGTCGTGGGCGTAGTCGATGACCTCGTTGACGATGTCTTCGGGGGTGCCTTCCAAGACCCCCATGCCGCTGCTGCCGACGTTGAAGGACCCCCCGCTGGACACCGTTTCGGTTTCGTTGGCTGGCTCGGGTCGCGGCGGCGTCGGGCGCCGGATCGAGATCTCCGCCAAGCGCGACTCCTTCTTCTTCGCGAGGTCGACCTCGATCGACGAGACGAGGTAGCGGCCCCGGCCTTCGCCGGTGGCGGCCTTGCGATTGTCGCTGATCCCCCGCAGGTGCCCCTTCTTGTCGGGCTGCACAGGCGCCGAGCCGAACCCGATGCTGGCGGGGCCAAGACCGGCGAGAGTCGCCACCGCCCCCGGCGGCACCCCCCACTTCCTGACGAACGCTTTGATCGTCGCCGAGCTGATCGGCTTGTTTTCGTTGAAGTCGAAGTCGACGTCCTCGATCCACTCCGGGCTGAACTGGCCGTCCTCGTCGCACTCGATGGCGAGGCGCACCTTCGAGCTGATGAGGTCGGGCTCGGAGATGTAGAAGAAGCGGTCGCCGAGGAAGAAGGCCCGCCAGTTCACCTCGTCGGCGTAGCGGTCGATCGCCCTCCAATACGTTTCTTTGTCGCCCACTTTCCATTCACGGGCCTTGGTGATTATCGTGGTGGTGCCCACGTCCGAACCGCCCCCGCCGCCGTAGGCGTCGAGCCACTCGCGGGCCTCGTCGACCCAGGGGCCGTAGTTAGCCGCGCCGCCGCTGGATTCGCCGGCACCGGAGATCTGCGCCCCCTGCGTGATTTCATAGGGCTTCGCGTCAGGGTGCTTGCGGGCGTACTCGATCGCCCCTTCCTGACCCGACACGTAGCCCTTCAGGAAGCCGGTCACCGCTTCCTCGATCACAAAGGCGTCGTACTTGCTGGCGGCCTGCGTTTCCTCGGTCATCTCCATGTAGTTGCGAGTGAAGTCGCCAAGGCCCGACTCGACGATCAGGCCGGCCATCATCGCCACGATCACGACGGCGGGCGCGTCGAGGGATTCGGCGGCGCGGATGGCCCGCTCTCCTATCTTCTTCTGCTCCTCGGTGGCGGCAACCCCCTTCACCGTCAGGCCGCGCACATCGCCGATGCCCTTGCTGCGGTCAGCGTCGGCGTCGTCCTGGGCCTGCTGGCCGTCCTTGGCGGTTTCGATCGGCTGGCGGTCGTGGAGCTCCGGGCAAACGATGTCGATGTCGGGGAAGACCTCCAGCACCAACGAGACCATGAACTCGGCGCGAGTGACTTCGTTGGGCTTGCCGCGGTGGGCGAGCTGGCGAATGGGGCCGGTGAATTCGCGCATCCGCGCCACCCGGGCGTCCTCGAACTTCAAGGTCAACGTCTTGCTCTGCTTGCTGGTGCCGATGTAGCGGAACCAGAGGCCGTCGATGTGGGCGTCCCATTTCTCGCTGGCGAGGCTCTTCTTGAGCCAGCGGCGCTTCGGGTCGTAGATCGTGATCTCGATCGAGCTGTTGCCCATGCCCCGTTTCAGGGTGGGCTTGGTGACGATCGCCGGCCCGATGTGGACCTTCAGCTTCTCGCCGCCCCGAAGGGTGATGCTGTCGAGGTCGGCGCCGATCCCCTGCACATGCTTGGGAGGGCGCTCCTTCTTGCCCTTCCCTCGCGGCTTGCCTTTGCCGCCGCCGTCCGCCCCCGGCGTCAAAGCTTCAGCTCCCTTCCCGGCGGCAGCACCCGGTGGGGATCGTGGATGTTGTTCTTCCTGCCGATCTCCCGCCAACGGGCCGCGTCACCGAATAGGAAGATCGCGATCTTGTGGAGCGTGTCGCCCTCTTTGGTGGTGTAGGTGCCGGAGGCGACGATCGCCGAGCCCCAGTTGAGTCCCTTCTTCCGACGCCTCTTCTTGCGGACAAGCTGGTCGGCGGGGACGTACTCGAGGAGCTTCAAGGTCAGCTCCTGGCGGAGCAGCGTGCCGTCGTCGTCGCGGATCGCATCGCCGAACTCGGGGTCGCCGCCGAAGACGTAGCGGATGCCAGGCCGGTGGATCGGGCCGAAGGCTCGAAACGGCTCGGCTTCGTCTCCCCCCAAGGCCAGGATGTCGTTGAGCTGCCCCTGTACCGAGTGGTCCTTCGCGTAGCCGTCGAGGAAGACCGGGACTTCCTGCCCGAACGGCTCCACGCTGCTGCGGTCGGTGATCGCCTTCCCTTCGGCGCGTTCCACCATTTCCCAGGCGGCGAAGCCCGACACGGGGGTAGCCGGCCCGCCGCCCATCGTCACGCTGATGTCGATGTCGAGCTCGGCGCAGACTAGGCGCAGCTGCTTCACGGCTTGTACCCCGCGTCATCCTCGGCGTGCTGGGCCACCGATTCGGAGATGACCTTGCCGTCGAGGATGTTCTGCAGGACGATCGTCCCGCCCCTGCCCGCCAGCTTGTCGAGCTGCAGCGTCGGCCGGCCGGCCAGCGCCGCGTTGCGCGGCCGTGGCGCTTTGTTGAGCGTCGGCTTGTGGCCTCCGCCGTCGCCCTGGGTCGTAGGCGTGCGGCTGGTCGGGTGATGGTGGATACCTTCACCCGGGACCGTCGGATTCAGGCGCGCCGGCGACAAACCTTCGGTGGCTTCGGAGAAGCGTTCGAGTTCGCGGCGGGTCTTCGCGATTTCTTCCCGCAGCGTGCTCCACATCGGGGTCTGCCGCATCCCGGCCGCAGTCAGTTCCCGCATCGACGACTGCTGCTCGCGCAGTTGGTCGGTCAGGACCTTGCCTTTAGCGCCGTACTTCGACTGCAGGAAGGTGAGGCTTTCGAGTCGTTTCGCCCAGGGCCGACCCGCCTTGGCTTCTGCCTGGGCGTAGACGGCGGTCAGTTCGCGCTTGGACTTCTGCAGCTTCCGTTCTTCGCGAACAGTTTCCGCGAGGAACTTGGCGCCGTCGCGCCCACGACTAATTTCGTCCTGCATCGTCCTCACCCGCTTCTGCATGGCCGGGAGGGCCTGCTTGATCGAGGCAACCTGCTGCCTCGAGCGCATCCGGAACAGCTTCAGTTCATTGCCAGCAAGGCGGTGGGCCGCTTTCTCTTCGTGCGCGGTCTTCACGACCTGGCGCTGAGCGCGGGCGAGGCGCAGTTGCGCTTTCGTCGCGGGCAGCGTTTCGGGACCAAAGCGGGCGAGCGTATGGGCGAGCGCCTTGGAGGCGAGGTGCTCGGCGCGGGCTGCGCGGTCGTGGCGGCGCGAGGCCGCGACGGCCTGCTTTTGAGCCTGCGGGAGATGCTGGAGGCTCGCCTTGTACGCCTCGGTAGAAATTCGAAGGTGGTCCATCATCTTGCGAAGGCGCGAGACCTGCGGGGAGCTCTCGAAGAGCCCGCCAACGAAGTCGCCGACGACCGTGCCGAGGCCCGCTCCGACCATCGCACCGAGCGGGCCGCCGATCATGAAGCCCGCGAGACCCCCGGCGACCGCGCCGCCGGCCTTCCAGCCCACGCCCTCCCAGTCGCCTTCGGTCGCCGACATCGCGATGTTGGCGACGCCGAGCGCGGCGAGCGCGGGGCCAAGGCTGAGCGCGAAGCCTTTGGCGGCACCGAGGGCACCGCCCTCGCCGACGCCCTGGAAGGCGATGGCAGCCGAGCCTTTGAGGCCCTGGCCGGCCTGCATCGCCGTGGAAAAAATCTGCATCGACTTCCCGGCGCGGCTGAGGGCGGTGAGCATCATCAGCGCTTTGCCCATCCCCGACGCGAAGTAGCCGAGGCCGGAGGCGACAGGGCCGGTGAGGATGAGGAGGCCGAGCGCGGTCGCTTTGACGGGTCCGGGAAGCGCACCGAATCCTTCGGCGATCGCGCCTATCTGCGGACCCACCGTGTTGACGAGGTCGATCAGCGGCGGTAGGAGCTGCTGACCAAGGGTGACCCCGGCGTCAATGAATTTGTTTTTGAGGATCTGCAGCCGGGAGGCGACCGTCTTGTAGCGCTTCTGGGCCTCTTCGGTGAGGGCGTTGTTCTGCTCCCACGACTTCGCCCCCAGGCTGAGGCTTTCGCGGAGGAGGTCGCCGGCTCCCGCCGCGCGCATGAGGGTGTCTTGGACCCGCGTGCCGCGGAGGGTGGTGCCGAGGTCGTAGAGGACGGCGGGAACGTCCTCACCCTGGGCTTTCAGTCGTGCCAGCCCTTCGATCCAGCTCGTCATCGTTCCGGCGGCGTCGGTCTTCCACGACCGGGCGAATTCCTTGCCGCTCATCCCGGCGATGTGCGCGAAGTCCTGCAGCAGCGGCGTGTTGCCGACCACCGCCGAGTTGAGCGTCTTGATTGCCGTCGACATGGCGGTGCCGCCCGCCTCCGCCTCGATCCCGACCGAGGAGAGGGCGTTAGAGATGCCGAGGATGTCGGCCTCAGACATCCCGGCGAAGTTGCCGGCCGCGGCCAGGCGCAGGCCCATCGCCGCGATGTCTTTCTCGGTCGAGGCGCCCGCGTTTCCGAGGGCGACGATCGTCGAGCCCAGCCGCCGGAACTGCGACTGCGGCATCTGCGTGATGTTCGCGAAGCGCGCGAGCGTCGTCGCCCCTTCCTCGCCGGCGAGGTTCGTCGCGACGCCGAGGTCGGCGACGGTTCGGGTGAAGCCGAGGATGTCCTTGCGTTTGATCCCGAGCTGACCCGCGGCCTCCGCGATCCCGGCGAGTTCGTTGGCCGCGACCGGGATTTCAAGCGCCATCGACCGGATGCCCCGTTCCATCGAGGCGTACTGAGCTTCGGTCGCGTTGACGGTCTTGCGGACGCCGGTAAACGCTGATTCCCAGTCGATGGCCGCTTTGCCCGCGAGGGCGGCGCCGATCGTCACTGGGATGGTGACGTGCCGGGTCCAGCTCTGGCCGAAGTCCTTGAGCTTGGCCGAGGTCGCCGCGAACGAGGCGACGTGTTTCGCGCCTTTGAGGCCGAGCGTTTCCAGGGTGGCCGCGGCGGCGGCACCTTCCTTGGAGAATTTCCGCTGGTTGTGAAGGCGGAGGAAGACGTCGATGCTGTTCTTGCGTGAACCCATGTAGCACCGCCTCCTCCGCGAGGTGGGTAGGGCGCCGCCGCAGGTCCCGTAGACCCGCGACGGCGCGGACGTGCGTCCGGCGCCACGCCCGAACTGCGGGGAGTGGCGCTAACTGCTGCCGCGGTTGATCGCCTTGACCAGGTGGTCGACGATGTAGACGGCGAGATTGCGGTCCCGCTGGTCCTGCCTCTCTTCGAGGTGCTCGGCGCGGACCAGGAGGACTAGTCGCTCGGTGGGGTCGGTGCTTTCGAGGTAGCGGTCACCGTTGAGCCCGAGCGAATCGAGACGGGCGGCTTGCTCGACTACCCCTAGCCCGCGGATTCCCCCAGGAGCGCCCGATCAATGTCGTCCTGGCGCCCCTGACGCCACGCGAAGATCGCGTTGATGTGAGGGACGATCGAGTCGGGGTTGCGCCGGCGGGTGCCGTCGTCGGCCGCGGGCGAGAACACGTCGAGGACGGTTTCGCGAGCGGACTTCGACTCCAGGCCGAGCAACTCGGCGAGGGGGCGCGAGAACCGAAGCGGGCCGTTGCCGTCCTCCAGCACCAGCCAAGGAGATTCGTCGTCCTCGCGGACCCAGATCCTCTCGCAATGCTTGATGAGGATGTCGGCCCCGGTGTCCCGCTCGGCTTTGGTGTCCTCGTTGTTCCGGGCCTTCTCCAGTTTCTTCGCGAGCTGATCGTGCTCGGCATCGGAGAGGTCGCGGTACTCGATCTTCAGGTTGTCGTCGTAGTCGGGGACCAGCAGCTCGAGGTTCCCGCCCTTCTTGATGATCTCGGCACGGCGAGCCCGGATCGCTCCGAGCGCGCCCTCCAGGGCGGGCGTCCCCGTATCGGCCTCCGGCGCGTCCGGCTCGCGATGCTCGTCGCTCACTGGATCACCCCGTCGGTTTCGATTTCGAAGGAGCCTTCGCGGACGGCGGAGTCGGAGCCGTCGTAGTTGCCCGTGTCGAGCTTCTTGAACTTGCCGGTCCAGCCGTTGATCCGGCCCCAGACATTGCCGTCGTCGTCGAGACCGTTTTCGACGAGTCGGGCGTTGCCTTTGCCGCGGCGCGACTTCAGCCACTGGATGAAGTCGTTGTCGCGGGAGGGAACGAACTCGAAGGTGCAGGTCACGTCCTCGACGGTCTGACGTCCGCCGTGCGCCTTCTCGCTGTAGCCACCCGCGGGCGGCGTCTTGCTGCCCTCCGACGTGGCCTCTCCGCCGTCTCGTTTCTTGATGAGGAAAGGAGCTACGCGGCCATCGACCGTCAGCTCCAAACTCGCCTCGTCCTGTAGCAGGGTCGTGTCAGGCATTTCTTGCTCGCCCTCCTTTTAGAGCGCTTCGTTGATCGGGTGGTTGACGATGGTGTGCTCGATCCGCTCGGCGAACGGCGACGGCTTGGCAGCCGTGGTGCCGGTGAGCTTCCCGATGCTCCCGTCGGTCGGGCTGGTGTCCTGCTCGACCGAGACGTGGCAGGCGTCAGTAGGGGAGTCGCCGAAGATCGCCCGCGCTTCGAAGAGCGGCTGGATGACCTCGAGCAAGATCGCCCCCTCGGCTTTCGAGCGGGTATCGCCCTGGGCGTCGAGGAGCGCGAATTCCTTGCGCTTGAGCACCGTGCGGACTCCGAAGGCGATCCCCATCGTCAGCCGCGCCGCCGCGAGGCTGACCCACGGCTTGTTGGAGACCGGGTTGGCGAGGGTGCGGAACCCTTTGTTCGTCACCTGACCGTCCTCGAAGACGGAGACGTTGATCCCCGCCGCGTTGAGGTCGGCCCGCTCCTGCTCGGTGCAGGTCTGCGTGACCCGGAGGGCGTAGGACGACTTCCCCATCGGGCCGGCGACGGCGACATTGCTGTGCCCCTTCTGGCGGTCGGCCGCGGCGATCAGCCCGAGCATGGCGCCGCTCTTCGGCACGATCCGCGTCGTGCCGAGGGAGAGGCCCGGAACCTCCTCCGGGGGCCAGAACAGACCCCCGTCTTTCCCGCCGGGAAGCGCCCGCAGGGCGGCGGCGTCTTCCAGCAGGTCTCCGACATCGGCCGTGTCTTCGGCGTCGAGTACCGCTTTGCGAGACGTCGCCGCGCAATGCTCGAGGACCGCTTTATGGACGGCTTCGGTGGTGAAGCCCGGAGCGGCGACCTGGCCGGGGCCGAGGTCGGCGGTGAACAGCTTGAGCGCCTCGACGATCGTTTCGGCATCCACCGAGTCGAGATCGTCGTCGCCGCCGCTGAGCGAGCCTTCGGAGACCACCGGGTTTCCGCCGGCGAGGTCTTTCACTCGGGCGAGCTGCGCTTCGCTGCTGGCCCAGGCAACTGCCTCGGCGTTGGTGGTGAGATCCGGGGACGTCTCGACTTCGCCGTCGAGGATGAAGACGAGCCGGAAGCTTCCCGGGCCGCTGCCGGCGATCACTTTCCAGTCGACGTCGTTGCCCCATTCGCCCTCCGAGGAGGCGATGATTTCCAGCGTGTTTTTGGCGCCTTCGCCGACGCCGTCTTTGACTTTGCCGCTGGCGGCTTTGGCCGCTTTGCCGACCAGGCGGGCGAAGTACGCCAGCCCGAGACCCTCGCGGAATGCCACGTCGAGAGCGTCGTAGACGACGCCGTTGGCGAGGCGCTCGCCGGTTTCGCGAACCAGGTTCGGCAGCGACCGCAGCGCTACAGCTCGGTCGGTCGGGCCTCGCTTGGTGATGCCGACGACGAAAGCCGTCCCGGTGTCTCCAGGGGTGAAGGTACGGGAAGTCGTCTCCCCGATCGTGACATCGGTGCCGGTGAGAACACCACTCATTTTGGATCATCCTCCTTATTCGGCCCCGAACTCGTCGGCGCTTTCGATCGCCGCGACTGGCGCGACGGGGTTGATTTGGCAGCCGGCTCTGGTGCCGGCGGCGCTGCTTTCTCGCCCTCCGGGTTGGGGGGCGTCGCGTTGGGCTCGGGCGCCGGTGCCTCGCCCTCCTCATCCGCCTCCTCCTGGCGGCGGATGAGGGCACCGCGCTCGATCAAGCGGGTGTTGGGCTCGGCCTCGCGGTCGGGGATCTCCTGACCGGGGAAGACCATCCGCCCGCTTTTCAAGGTCTCCTTCGTAGCGCTGGTGACGACATAGGTCATGGTTGGATCTCCGTTTCGGTGGCGACTTCTTTGACGACCGGCCACTCATTGGGGATTGACGAACTGTCGGCGCCGGGTCCCCGGCGCCACGAGACGATGCCGTCGCGGTCGACGGCGAAGCGGTTGACGACTGAGCAAATCGAGGACTCCGGGTTTTCGACATCGGGAACCGCAAGCCCCGGCGTCTCCCCCAGCCAGCGACACACTTGTCCTTCTTCGCCGAGGCTGCGGCGCTGGATGAGCGCGCCCCTAACCGCGGCGCCGTAGGTCTGGGCGTAGCGCCGCGCCTGCGGTCCTTTCGCGGCCTGCACCGTCACCACGACATCCACCCGCCACGGAGCGCGGTACACACCGCCTTCTGCCTCCTCGGGGTCCTCGATCGTCCCGCCCGAGACCACCAGGAGGGCTGGCATTCCCTGAGAAGGCCAGTCATCGGGTAGCTCGCTCTCCAGGCCCCACGATCTCACCCGCTCGATTCCCTCGGAGATGTCGTTCAACTCACAGGCAACGGTCAGGTAGCCAGGGAGTCGGTCGCGTAGGGTCGCCAGCACCGAGCGCTCAAGGAGGTGTGCGCTGAAGAGCGGCCCGACTACAGGGTGTTCTTTCATCCCGCCCGTCCCATCAGCCGGTTTTCGACGATGCGCAGGGCGAACTCCTCGTCGCGTGGATGGATTCCGATCATCGGCCGCGCCGGCATCCCCGCCCGCTTGGGGTTGATGTGGAAGCGGGCGTAGAAGATGCTGAGGCCGGCGCTCGCCATGCTTCGGGTCGCCCTACTGCGGCTGCCCGCCCCACCTTCAGCGGCCTGCTGCAGGTCGCCGCTAAACACCATCGTTGAGGACAGGGAGGCGACCCCGTGGCGTGCCTTCTTGCGAACGGTGGCCTCGGCGTCCGGCGCCCAGGGAGTGCCGAGATATGCGCCCTTCGTCTGGAACTGTTTTCGGTGCCCCTCCAGCAGCAGAGCTTTGACCTGCCGCATCGCCGGACTCATGTCTTCGGCGCGGAAGACCAAGTCGCGCAGCTCGCCGACGGCAGCGTCAACGCCGCTGATCGTCATGTCAAATTGCGGCGTCATTCTTTAGGCGAAGAGATCGCGCATCTGCGAGGCGGTCAGAAGCGTTTTCATCGCCGCGTCGGCGTCGATGCGAAGCTGGAGGTAAGGCGAGCGCTCGCCGCCGCCAGAGGTACGGAACTTCGAGAGCTCCGCCGCCAGCGCCGCCTTCAGGGTTGCCGCCCGCTTGGCGGATTTGAAGGAGGCTTCGGGCACCTCTCCGCCCGGGAAGTGCCCCGCCACGTCTTCGCAGGCGTCGGTGATGTGTTTCTCCACCTCATCGTGAGTGGGGCTAGTGGCCTCGGTGAAGTCGCCAGCTTCGGACCCCCCGACGACATCGTCGAGGGGGTCCGAAGCCACCTGGCCGTCTTGGTAGGTACGCGACCGGATCGTGGCCGCGACGTCCTCGACGCTGGGCCGCCAACCGCTCGGGGAGGAGGCGACGATCGGCACCGGCGCTCAGCCCTTTACTTGCCGCTGCGGGAGGAGGATTTCTCCTTGGCCTCCGCCTCGGCGGCAGCTTTCTCTTCCGCGGCCTTGGCCTCGGCTGCCGCCTTTTCCTCGGCAGCTTTCGCCTCCTTGGCCTCCGCCTCGGCGGCTTTCTCCGCTTGCGCTGCCTCGGTCGTGGTTTCTGCTGGCGTGGCCTTGCGCTCCGTGGTGACGCGGGTGGGGCCGTCGACCTCGAAGCCCTCCGGAATCGGCTGGCCCTCCGCGGCTACCAGCACCCGGCGACCATGACCGTCTTGGCCGTAGATGCGTCGATCTGCAATCTGCTTTCGCACGGTTCTTTCTCCTTCGCAGGTAGGAAGCCGAGCCGGGGCAGGCGCCCTCGGCTCGGCTCAGGGGGTTACGGGGCGGGGCTGATCTCGCAGAGGCCCTCCGGCTGCGGCACGACCGACACCGCCGCCATCTCGGCCAGCACGGCGACCAGGTTCCGGGTGAAGAAGTCTTCGTGGCTGTCGGAAGCCAGGACCGTCACCCCTTCCTGGATGTAGAGCTCGACGACCGAGAAGTCGCCGGCCACCGGCTGTTCCTGCGGGAACTGCGCCGCTTCGACTCCGGGCACGCCCCAGTAGGTCGACGGTCCCGCCTGCGAGGGCGGACCGAAGATGTAGTTGCCGTTTTTGTCCTTCGACAGCCTGACTTCCTCGGCATCCAGCGGGTTCAGCCCGACGACGAGGCCGGTGTCGAAGAACGCCAGCCGCAGGCGCGTCAGCGCCCGGAGGATGTCGTCGACCAGCGGGTCGCCTTCGTTCCGGTCCTGGTGCTGAATCCCCGGCGTGTTCAGGAAGCCGAGGAGGTGATCCCCGACGCCGCTGCCGGCGATGATTTCGTCTTCCAGCTTCTCGAGCAGCCCGCGGCTGAGGCGGTTGTCGATGATGCCCCGGACCTGCGGCGCGTTCCGCAGCGTCTTCCGGGTGGCGGCGATCCAGTGTGCGATCTGCTCGACGCTCGCCGACTTCTTCTCGAAGGAGAGTTTCGACTGGGGCTTGACCCCACCTTTGACCGTCGTCACTTCCCCGCCGATTTTCGCGTCGGTCTGCGCCTCCGGGACGACCGCGGCGTTGTTCACCCAGCCGGTCTCGACGACGTAGTCGATCGAGTCGGTGTCGGTGCCCGCGACCGAGATCAGGTCGAGCAGCTTCAGCGGCCGGAAACGCGGTTCGATCAGGCCCCGGTGCTTCGGTTCGATGAACGGACGCACGGTGTCTTCACCCGCATCGTCGGTGACGATCACCGCGGCGTTGAGCTGCAGCGCTGCGATCAGCTCGTCCCGCTTCATCATCTGCCCCAGCTCGACCCGGCCCAGGGCCGCGGTCGACTGGAGTGCCCCGGAGTCGCGAAGCGTCTGGTACGCCTGCGACCCGATCACGCGGGCGCCATAGCTCTCGCGGGAGTGCAGCCCGTCTTTGACGTGCTCGCGGACCTGGCGAGCGGCGCGATCGCCCTCGCTGCCGTTCTCGGCCATCATCGCCCAGAGCTTCTCCCGCTGGTCCTGCAGGGTCTCGACCTTGTCGGCCTTCTCCCCGTACTGCTGGTGGAGCTCGTGGGCGGCCTGGAACTCCTCGGAGCTCTCGTCGGTGATGTCGACGTCGGACGCGGCGAGGGCTTTGCGCTTCTCGTCGAACTTCGTCCAAGCCTCACCGGCCTGCTGTTTCGTCGAAGCGATCTCGGCGTCGAGAGCGTCGACCTTCTCTTTCAATGCGGCGTCAGGCATCTGCCTTCCTCCTTAGTGGCGCTCCCGCGCCAGTAGAAGCGCCCGGGTCTCCGTGCGCTGGTGGGTGTTTTGTTGACGCGCACGGGGGCGCTCGGGAGCGCGGCCGGTAAGCCGTGCAACAAGCTCCTCGTACGTCTCGACGCGGTCGGCCATGCCTGCCGCGACAGCGTTCTGGGCGGTGACCATGCGGCCCTCGCCGAACTTCTCGCGCACGGTGCCTGCATCGACACCGCGCCCCGCCGCCACGTCGGCGACGAAGATTTCGTAGAACTCCTTGCAGACCGCTTGGAACGCGGCCTTCGCCTCGTCAGAGAGGGGTTCGTCGGGGTTCCCCTCGATCTTGTAGCGGCCCTCGTAGATGTAGGTCGGGTTGATCCCGATCCGCTCGTTGAGCCCGCTTTCGTCCCAGTGGAGCATGAAGACGCCGATCGAGCCGACCTCTCCGCTCGGGGTGACGACGAGTTCGCTTGCCTGCGAGGCGAGCGCATAGGCGGCGCTGCCGGCGTCGGTGTTGGCAATCGCCGTGATCGGCTTCTTGTCACGGGCGGCGCGGATCTCCGCCGCGGTCTCGGTGACGAGGTCCGTCGAGCCGCCTGGTGAGTCGATGTCGAGCAGGATTCCGCCGACGTCGTCGTTGGCGAGCGCTTCCCGGAGGGAGCTGCGGAAGCTTTCGAGACCGCCGCCACCGCCGAAGAGGAGCGACAGGAAGGAGCCCCGGGGGGTGATTAGCCCGCGCAGCGGGATCACGGCGAGGTCGCCGTGCTGTTCGAGGCCGCGGCCGCGAAGAGCTCGTGCCGCCTCGGTCGCCGCTACCAGCTCGGGCGACTCGACTGCGGGAACTTCGCCGCGAGACACGAGACCGGCGAGGGTGTCGGCCATCTCCTGACGGACCGCCCAGGGCGATTGCCGGAGTTCTGAGAGCGCAGCGATCCGATCGCCGCGGCGGGGTACCGTCATGAGGGAGGTTCCCTTTCCTTGGTAGGGGGACTTGACTGCTAGGCGGCGAGCGCGCGCTCGACGGCAGCTTCAAACGCCTGCATCTGCGCTTCGCTCGGTGCGGCGCCCGGGTTGCCCGGTTCCGATGCCAGGTTGTTGGCCGGGATGAGCGGCGCGTTGCACCACTCCTCCGAGAAGGCCGGGAGGTTCTGGACCGCCCGCGCCTCGTTGATGGTCATCAGGCCCGAAGTCACTGCGATCTTCAGGGCGTTGATCTCCTTGACCTTGTCGCCCTTGAGCACCTCCGCAAGGTCGAACTCGACGAAGAGGCCCTGGAAGGCGGGCTCAGGGTCGATCACCTGCGCCTGGAAGCTCTCCTCGAAGAGGGTCAGCCACGGACCCAGAACGGTCGTGTAGAGCATTCGGTGCAGCTCGGCGACGTTGGAGTACGTCGCGTGGTCGAGGATGCCGACGAGGGGTTGCGGGACTTCGTACACCGCTGCGATCTCCTCGCGGCTCAGCTTGCGCTGTTCGATCAGCTCCGCCTCATGGGCGGAGTGGGCGATGCTTTCCCACTTGAACCCGCCCGGAAGAAGTGCCGGTCGGCCGGCGTTCTGGGAGCCTGCATAGGCGGCGTCGAGGTCTTCGCGCATCTCCCGACGGAGGTCTTTGTCGAGGATGACCCCCGGGGCATCGCCGCCCGTGATCTCCGGCATCGTGATTGCCGAGGGCGGACGGGCGCCCTGGCGCAGGTAGGAC